ACGAAAAACGGAGGGCGAAGAAATGACCAGCGCAACGGAGATGGCGCAGCGGCTCGGGTTGGCAAGGCCGACACTCCTCAAATGGGCGGCTAAAAACCGCGTGCCAGGATTCAAGGTCGGGCGTGAGTGGAAGTTCGATGAGGCCGATGTCATTCGCGCCTTGAAGGTCACACACGGCAACAGGCTTCAACAGGCGAGCAGCCGGGGGAGGGCGGCGTAATGGACCACGAGACGATCATTCGGTTGCTCGGTTACGGAATCGAGTTTTGCCAACTGATGGCCGCGCCGGTGGCGTTGGCCGCACTGACTTGGAGGCTCGCACGATGAAAAAGCGACTCTGGCACTGCGAGGGGTTGAATTTCCTTAGGCATAGGGTGGGGGAGTATTTCTGGGCTTACACGGCATTCGAGGCTCGGGAGCGTTTCGCTCAACAATTCGGCGGCGTTCCGAGCCGCGTGGAGGTTGTGCGATGAGCGCGTGGGAGGCTGTTTTACTGGGCTTCATCGCCTTTGGCTCGTGCTTCTCCTGCTACTGCCTCGGCCAGAGGAATATGTATGACCGCATCCAGCGGATGCGAGAGAAGCGCCAACGGTGGGCAGAATGGGAGGACTTCGATGACTAGGTGTGCCGTCTGCAAAGGGGAAGCCGATCAGGTGGATAACGACCTCGGGCCGGTGTGCGATGAGTGCTTCAAGCACTGCCAGTGGGCAACACTCGAACTTCTTTGGCAAGCGGCGGCGGTTTCTCCCTCCAATCCATGAGCGACAAGCCACAGATGCCGAAGGATTCGGAGAAGATTCGGAAGATTGAAGCCCGGGCGCTGGCGCTCCTTAAGCGCGCCGAGCAGCTACGCAAACGGGCGCACGAATTGATCCGCCAGACTTTGTGATTTTTTCCTCGCCCGAAAGGGCAGGGGCCAAGGGGGGCCGCGCATCCCAAAAAACGCGGACCAACAACAAACAAACCAGAGTGATATGAAAATTGTAAAAGGAAAACAACAGCGACCACAGCGCGTCGTGATTTACGGGGTGGAAAGCGTCGGCAAGACGACTTTTGCCAGCAAGTTCCCAAATCCTCTCTTTCTCGACATCGAGGGCGGCAGCAACCACCTCGCCGTGGACCGTGTGGCGGTGGCGAGTTGGAAGGAACTCGGGCAGTGCATCACCGAAGCAGCGGCCACGGACTACGAGACGATCGTGATCGACAGCGCCGATTGGGCGGAGCGCCTAGCAGTCGAAGACCTCCTCGCCACCAATAAGAAGCAGAGCGTTGAGGATTTCGGTTTCGGCAAGGGGTGGGTCATGACGGCGGAAAAGGTCAGCCGGTTTTTGAGCGCTCTCGATACGCTCATCGATGCCGGCAAGCATGTCGTGGTCCTGGCACATTCCAAGGTTCAGCGAACCGAGCCGCCGGACATCTTGGCCGCATACGACCGATATGAGCTGAAGCTCTCCAAACAATCCTCGCCACTCGTAAAAGAATGGGCGGATGAGCTTTGGTTCTTTCGGTTCAAAACCAAGGCCGTTTCGCAAGAGAACGGTAAGGCCAAGGGCATCGGGGGCAAAGAACGCATCATCTTGACCACCCACTCGGCGGCCTACGACGCCAAGACGCGCTCGGGCCTCGCCGAAGAACTCCCGATGGAGTGGGAATCGGTGGCGCATCTCTTTGGCAAGCCTGCGCCCAAAACCTCGGAGCCTGCCGTGGAGATCATTGGCCGGGAGTCGGTGGCCGTCCTCGAGGACAACGAGGAAGTCGTCAACCTCTTCTTGGTCAGCAACGGATCCATCGCCGAGGGCCAGACATGGCGGGACGCCAGCGAGAAACTTCGCCAGCAGATCGTGGCGCGGCCTGCCGCTCTAGTGGCTAAAGCCAAGGCACAAATGGAGGTGGCAGCGTGATCAAAGAAATCTCCCCTTCCTCCCTGCCGAAACTCGCCGAGTGCGCGCTTTACACGAGCGCGCCGGGGGCCAGTGCGGCGGCGGAGCGTGGGACGCTACTGGATCGGGCGATTCGGGAGCTTTTGGTTGATGACCCGACGACTTTCGACACGCTGAGCGCCGAGGATCAGGCGGTGGCGCGGTGGGGGGTGGAGGAGCTTCGGACGCTCTCGGGTGGCTACCATGTCGAGACGCGTGAGGAATATCTCGGCATGGAGGTGCCGGGTCTCTCGAAGCCAGGCACCGCGGACGCGGTATGCGTTCGGGCGCAATGGGTGGCAGACATCAAGACCGGCCAAGTGCGGAACTACAGGCAGCAACTCGCGGCCTACGCCCTTGCCTGTATGCACGAGCACTTTGCGGACTCATGGACGGCTCATGTCGTTTATGTCGATCAGAGAGTTAGGAGGACTTACACATTCACGCGGGAGCAAGCCGAGGCGACCGTTTCGGCGGTGATTGCCGAGGCGTCGAGCCGGTTGGCGGAGCCGACGCCGAATGAATACTGCGGCTGGTGCGCTCATGCCAACTCGTGCCGAGCCTTGGTGCGTCAATCGAGCGCGGCGCTGGCGCTGGTCAAGTCCGACCTCTGCCTCTCCGACATCCGCGACCAAATCCTCGCTAATCCGGTCGAGCTGTCCGCATTCGCCGCAAACTGGAAGTTGGCGGAGAAGGAGATCGCCAAGCCGGTTCTGGAGGCTTTGAAAGAACGCCTCGCCGCTGGTGAGGACATTCCCGGCTGGAAGGTCACGACCGGCGCGGGCCGTCAATTCGTGGAGACGCCGGCCATCGCGGCAGCAGCCGCCAATGTTTCCAAGGAGACGCTCATCCTCGCCCTCGGCGGCACGATGAGCGCCGACAAATTTCGCCAATTCTGCCTCGAAGCCGGGGTGGAAGTGGATGAATCCGCGGTGAAAGCAGGGTCACCCATTAACACCCTGCGCCAAATCAAAACCAAAAAATAATGCCTACCTATAAACAATCCGAACCGAAACCCGTCTATTTCGTGGAGCCGGGAACCTACAAAGTCGAAATCGTCAACGCCATGGAGAAGCTCTCCAAGGCCGGAAACCCGATGATCAAACTCATCTGCCGCGTCGAGATCGGCGAGGGCGCGAAGGGGCCGGAAGTCCATGAGCACCTGACCTTCACCGAAAAAGCTGGGTGGAAGATTGACCAAGTGCGCGAAGCCTGCGGGTTCGCCGTGGTCCCAGGGGAGGACATCGATGTTCAGCCCGAGGATTTCATCGGCAAGACGGCCACGGTCGTTCTTGGCGAGGAAGAGGGAGCCGATCCCGGCCATCGCTTCAATACCCTCGAGCGCTGGATGTCACCCAAATCCTCGGCCCCCGCGCCGAAGGCCAAAGCCGCCAAAGAGACCGACGACATCCCTTTCTGATTCAACCCACCGGGGCGCGGCGTGGATACGCGCAATAACCTAAAACAAAAACGAAAGGAAATAATACAGTGAAAGCTGAACTCAAAACAATTACGCCAGATTGGGCTAGAGAAATACTTAACGAAAAAAACGCAGGCAATCGAGCAATGAGTCGTTTGCATGTTGAAACGCTTGCAAAGGAAATATCCAAAGGAAGATGGAAGGTAAATGGAGACACAATTTGCCTCAACGGGAACAGGTTAATAGATGGACAGCATAGGCTCGCGGCTGTTGTTCAATCGGGCATAGCAATACAGTCATTCGTTATCGAAGGACTCCCATCAGATGTTTTTGATACAAAAGACATCGGGAAGCGCCGGAGCCCTGGTGATACTCTTGGTGTTCGTGGGGAGCAAAACGCCTGCCGTTTAGCTGCCTGCTTAGTCATGATTGATAAATACATGACTGGTCGAGTCGATAAAGGTGTCACATACAGTAATACAGAAATAGAAGAGTTGTTAGAAAAATATCCCGAAGCCAGAAACTCTTTACAAACAACCCATGGTAAAACTGGGTTATTGACTCCATCAGTCCTTGATTCCTGCCATTATTTATTTAGCAGAAAAAATTTACAACTTGCTGATGAATTTGTGCAAAAAGTTACGCATGGAACCGGACTACAAGATGGAGAGCCATGGTATGTTTTGCGTGAAAGACTTGTAAGGAATTCACTATCAAAAGCAAAATTACAGAAGCCATATTTGATGGCGCTGTGTATTAAGGCTTGGAACTTTGCTCGATCAGGGAAGCCAGTTCGTTATTTGCGTTGGCGTGAAGAAGGAAGTGCAACTGAGGCGTTTCCAGTAATTCAATAAGTGGGCAACCCTTAACCCATGACCCAAGACCTCTCCCTCCGCCTCTCCATTTGCCTCAACGGCTGCCCGATCGGGCCGCGCATTCAGCGCGGGGAGCCGCTGCCGAACTACCGGCACACTTACTCGCTGGCAGAACAGGCGGAGGCAGAGGCGGACATGGAGAAGGTGCGGAAATACATCGAGCGCAATGCAAACACTATGAAGGGGAAGAAATAACATGGCCGGAGAATGGATTAAGGTGGAACTCCACCTGCCCGAAAAGCCCGAGGTCTTACAGATCGCCGAGGCGACGAAGATGGCGCCGAACGCGGTGGTCGGGGCGTTGATTCAGGTGTGGGGTTGGGCGTCTCGAAATTGTAACGCTGACGGCGTTACAACAATCGCGGCGTTCTCGCATTTGAACAAACTGGCGGGCAATGAGTGCTTCGCTGAAAGCCTCGTCGAAGCGGGGTGGTTGCGCGTGAAAGATGCGAAAATCACCTTTGTGAACTTCGACCGGCACAACACCCAAACCGCTAAGGAGCGAGCACTTGTAGGGCGTCGAGTCAATAAGCATCGCGGTAACGGTGATGTAACGGAAGAGAAACGCTCACAGCGTTACAAAAGCGTTACCAGAGAAGAGAAGAATAATAAGGCGTCTGCCTACGGCAGCACGCCAGCCCCCATGTCCCTATGAATGCAATCATGGAAAAGATCATTCCCATGCCGAAGGCGGCGATCCCTCTGAACGAACCGGCAGAACGGGCGGCGATTTCGTGCCTGCTCCAGAATTTTAAGAACCTAGACGCTATGTCATGGCCGGATGACCTGTTTTTTTACGAGAAGCACAAGATCATCCTCGGGGCGATCCGCAAGCTGCACGAGGACGGGGTGGCGACGGATTTCATGGCGGTGCAGGCGCAACTCGACCGCGATGGGCAAATCGAGGCGGCAGGGGGGATGATGGAGTTGATCGACCTGCACACGGTGATGCCGACCGGCGACCCGAAGACGGCGGCATGGCATCGCGGGGCGCTAATGGATGCGCGGCGTTACCGCACGGCGCTGGCAGCGATCCGCAAGGCGGAGGATGCGTTTCTCCGCCAGGAGGGCGACATCGCAGCGGTGGCGGATGCGCTCAACGGCGCGGCGGCCATGCAGGAGACGCCCCGACTCGGCATGAAGCAACTCATCGATGGGTTGATCAAAGACCTAGAGAAGACCGAGCCAGTGGAGACATTCGGCACGGGGATCGGATCGCTCGACCGCGTGGCGCACCTCAAGCGCGGGGAACTCCTGACCGTGGCGGCGCCGACATCTGGCGGCAAGTCGATCATGCTCCTGCAAATGGCGCTCCATGCGTTGAGGGCTGGCAAGCGCGTGGCGGTCTTCTCGCTCGAAATGCCGGCGACTCAGGTCGTCGGGCGGATGCTCTCGGCCATGTGTGGGTTTCCGGTCGGGATCCTTCGCATGAGCAACCGCGAAGGGGAGAAGTCGCAGGGGATGTCGAACAAGTTCACGGCCTACGCTCAGGAGCTGGCGCACTACCCGCTCGAAGTCGAGAGCAACCTGACCGAGTGGGAGGCGATCGATGGGGCGGCTCGGGAGTTGGTGGCGAAGGACAAGGCGGACCTGATCATCGTCGATTACATCCAACTCATTCACCTCCGGGCGCTCGGATCCAACGAGACGAGGGAACAACATGTCTCGGAGGTGTCCAAGCGGCTCAAATCGCTGGCCCTCCACCTCAATGTCGCGGTGGCGACGGCTTCGCAACTCAATGACGACAACCCGCCGAAGCTCCGCGAGTCCCGCGCCATCGGGCACCACTCGGATCATGTGTGGTTCGTGGGAGGCCAGCCGGAGGAGCAATTCCTGACCATCATCAAAAACCGCGACGGCGAGCGAGGCGGGGCCGTGCCGGTCCGAATGAACGGCGCCACGGCGACATTTTCCGAACGAATCTCTGACAATCAAACAACTAACAAATGATCGTCATGCTTGATACTCCCGAGGATTTGGATGTGGCGGCTGGCGAGCTTGGCTGTGAGGTCGAGCAATTACTGACCCCATTAACTCGGCGCAAGCGACAGAAGCCAGAATGCCGATTCACGATAGACAATGGCGCATTTGCAAAATTCAACCCCTCTGGGTTTTTGTCGCTTCTCGAAAGAAATGCCGATGGCGTTGACCTTTGTCGGTGGGTGGCGGTTCCCGATGTCGTGGGCAGTGCCATAAGAACAATCGAAGTTTTTAACCATTGGAAAACCAAAATCTCCCGCTGGCCTTTAGCCTTTGTCTGCCAAGACGGGCAGGAGTCATTGCCGATCCCATGGGGTGAGATCGTGGCCGTGTTTATCGGCGGAACGGATGATTTCAAACTAGGGCGCCATGGGGCCGCTTGCGTGAAAGCGGCAAAGGCTCTTGGCAAGTGGGTCCATGTGGGACGGGTGAACACGCCTGGGCGCTTGGAATACTTTGAGGATTTAGGGGCCGATTCGTGCGACGGCACCGGCCTCGCTCGCTACTCGCACATGCGGGCGGCGATTTATGAAAACGCACGGCAACCAAAACTTATATGACAAAGCAAGATCGGCTCAACGCCACATTCAAACTCTGGAAAGACTTCACATTTGAAGCCGCTCATCAACTCACCAAAGTTCCGGTGGGTCACCAATGCGGCCGACTTCACGGCCACAGCTACAAACTTCGGATTCATTGCCAAGGCAAACTCAACCCTGAGCGTGATTGGGTGGTTGACTATGCCGATATCGCTGCCGCCACAAAGCCGATCGTCCAGCAATTAGACCACACCTTTCTCAACGATCACTTTGATTTTGAGACAACTGCCGAAAATATCGCCTATTGGGTCGCTGGCGAAATAAAGCCAAAATTGGCGTCGGTGTATGCCGTCGAGCTTTTTGAAACACCAACAACATCCGTGGTTTTTGAACTATGAAATTATACATCGGCATCGACCCCGGCTTGTCCGGCGGTATCGCATTCATCCCAACCCTCGGCGACCCATGGGCGCACAAAATGCCCGACACCGACCGAGACCTTATCGACCTCCTCAGTGATGCCATTTCGCTGGCAGAGCCTCGGGCGGTGCTGGAGTTGGTTCACAGCAGTCCTCAGATGGGCGTCAAATCGGCTTTCACCTTCGGGGAGGGGTATGGACGCCTTCAAGCGGTCCTGACCGCTCTACGGGTGCCTTACGAGCGAATCCGGCCTCAGGCATGGCAGAAAGCAATGGGGTGTTTGACCCGTGGCGACAAGAATGTGAGCAAGCGCCGAGCACAGGAGCTTTTCCCAACCCTCAAGGTGACGCACGCCACGGCGGACGCGCTCCTCATTGCGGAATACAACCGGAGGACGGACGCGCGATGAGCCGGAAGAAACCGAAATTCGGAGGGCGGGGGAAGATCATCCAGGAGACGGCGGGCTATCGGGATTTCCGCGATATGTGGCTCTTCGTGATGATGGAGGAGGTGCGCGTGGCTTGTGACCGGTTCTGGCAATCGACGCCCGAGCGCCGGGCGATCGAGGCCAAGCGCAAGGCGGCGGGATTTAACTACATGACTGAAAAATGATGAACACCTTCACAGCGCGGGACGGCGAGCCTGCCTATATGCCCGACCTCGACATCGATTCCCCCGAGGACATTCTCGCCGATGAACTCGGCACGACGCCCGCCGTGGCTCGCAAGGTCATGGCCATGCTCCAAGCCGCCGAGGTGCGTCAGCAGGCGCTCACGCTTGGAAAGGTGGTCGGGCTTCTCCTCGAGACCAACAACCTCCCCGTCATGGCGAATGCCATAGCGTTCGCGGCCGGGCTGGATCAGCTCAACGGCAAGAAGTCCCAGGCCGAAGTGGCGCGGGAGCTAAAGGTCACACGCGCACTTGTCTCCCACTATGTCGTCGGGGTTCGGGATTTCCTATCAGGCAAAAGCCAATCCTTCGACTGCACCAAGTTCCGTAAGTCCAACAAGTCGCGCCAGACCTTCAGAGAGAAAGCGACCGATCCATTCACGGCAGCCAAGGCGGCTGCCATCGCCAGATACAAAGCCAGCAACCACATAACAAAAAAATGCAACTAATCGACACCACCATGTTCACGCTCCATGCGTTGAACCTACCCGAAACCCTCACCCCTGCCGAGTGGACGAATATCCACAAGGACATCCTCGTTTGCAAGCGCGCCGCCTCCAAGTGGCTCAGCCAGTCGAGGGACTACAGCACGGCACGCTGGGGCATGGAGTTCTGCGCCGACACCGAGGCACAACTCGAGCTAGACCTCGGCCTTACATTGACCGAGGAGAAGCCCACCCTGAACCCTGACGACAAGACCAAGGCCATCGTGACCATCGAGGGATTGAGTCAGAAGTTCACCGTATGGGAGAGGAAGATGAGCGACGACATCGGTAAGTGGGACAAGGCCAGGCTCGAGCGCGCCCTCGAACTCCTCACGCCCATGGAGGCGACAGCGGCACGGATCAGGGGGCTATTGGCATGAGCGATACGCCAGAATTTATGACGCATGAGCGCATAATGACAGGGGAAGAATATGTTTCGTATTCTGACTATCTGTCACTTCAACGCGAGCGCGACAGGGCGAGGGCGCTCGCTGAGGAATTCCACCGCGATCAAGTCCGCCTACTCATGGAGCGCGACGCATGGCTCCGATGCGCCTCGGCTCTCTATGACGCGGCGGCCTATGGCTTGGCTCAATGGGAATCGGCAACGCCTGCCACACTAGCGGAGAAGATCGTCCCCGCTCTCCAAGCATTCCAAAAGCTCAAAGCCCAATGACCTGCCCAACATGTGACGCACCGGCCCGCGTCGTCGCCTGCCGACAGGTCGACGCGGCCGTCTATCGGCGACGCCTATGCACCAAGGGCCATCGATTCGTCACCATCGAACAGGCGCACGAAACAAAGTTCCCATGGCTATCCAAACCCAAGCGCAAACCATTGAAGAAGAAAAAGAAACCAAAGAAGGACGACAAATGGATCGAACGCATCAACGCGAAGCTGGCCGACTCCGATTGAGGGGGGTATGCAAGTAATCTTTTCAACCTCTTCGACCATCGCAGTTTGCCAGTCG